TACAATAAAAAATCTGGTGAAGTAGTTTTACCTAAAGATGGCTTTACTATCATCGCTACTGCTAATACAAAAGGTCGTGGTTCAGATGAAGGTAAGTATCTATCACAAATTCTTGATGACGCTTTCTTGGAAAGATTCCCAATTACAGTTGAACAAGAATATCCTGATGTTAAAACAGAAAAGAAAATCTTAACACCTTTAATCAAAGATTCAGAATTTGTGGACAATCTATGCCAATGGGCAGATGTGGTTCGCCAATCATTTGACCAAGGTGCTACAGACGAAATCATTTCAACCCGTAGATTGGTTCATATTGCTAAGGCTTATGAAATCTTTAACGATAGAATGAAAGCAATTACACTTTGCGTTAACCGCTTTGATGAGGAAACTAAAAATGCTTTCCTTGACTTGTATGCTAAAGTTGATGCTAAAGTAGAATCACCATTGAATGTTGAAGAAGTTAAACCAGAAATTATTGACGGAGGCATTTAATCATGAGTGCCTTTCTCATTAGAATGTTTATTTGGTTTATAGTGACATTTATAGTTGTAGTAGCTTATCTTGACCTCAAAAACGGAGGTAAAAAATGATGTATATTATTATGATAGCGGCTATTGTATTTTGTGCCGTTGCTTATTTTAATTCAGATTATTTCAATGACAAGCGATAGCATTAAAGAGTTAATTAGACGCAGGAGAGGACAGATGTTACTTCACTCCTGCCTTTATTATGAATTGGATTCTCCTGTGATATCAGACCATCAATGGCAGGATTGGGCTAATGAGTTAGAGAAATTACAAAATGATAATCCAGATTGTAAGAAAATAGGTTACTTTGATTGGGAGTTTAGAGATTGGTCTGGTACAACAGGCGCACATCTTAATCACCGACATCCTGTTGTCTATGCAAAAGCAAAAAGATTAATTGAATTGGAGAAAATGTATGGCAAAAAATAAAGAGAAGTTTGATATGTATGATTTAGAACAAAACATTTTAAAATGTTGGAGTCTGGTTGATGAAGTTGAAGAGCTTGCCAATAATTTACATGATGGTGAAATCAATGAAGACCAAGCAATAACAACATTGTATGCTTTGAGCACATCATATCGAATAAGATTTGAAAAGTTGTTCAGTAAGTATGAACAAGGTTGTAAAGAATGGTTAGCATCTGATTGGAAACCATTTGAAGGTATGAAACCAACTGATTTTGTAAAAAAAGGTGATGTAAACAATTATGATTCTCCTTATGTCCCAACAGGATTAGAATCACCTAAAGAACTTAAAAATATTATTAAACAACAAAAGAAAGATAAAAAATGAAATATATTGCCAAACCAAATTTAAATAATAATAATGGCAAGAAAGAATTTGATGATGCTTACCAAGCGGTAAAGTATCTCAATGAAGTGCTAACGGATAAGTTTGTGGACAAGAAATTAGAGTATACCTTTATTCTTCCAAGCACTTCCAAGACACAATTAAAGCATGCCATAGACGAATATATGGGTATTGGTAAATTAATCGTCCTAGACGATTCCACGAGCTAAAAAAGTGCTTGACTTTTGGTCCAGTTGTGTTATAATGGTGTGTTAAAGTGAGGAAACTATGGAAAATACTGATTTGGAAAGTTTAATTTATTATGATAATGTGGTAAAATGTTTTATGTTACCACTTCAAAACAAAATAGTACCATTATGTGCTGATGGTATTTACGAAGCAGTCATTGAAGCAAAATTGATAACCAATCATGGTTACTCAAGAAATTATTAGGAGAATATTATGGAAGTAACCAAAATAAAATTTTTACCGTTGTTAGCCGCATTAATTGGATTTATTTTAATCTTTTTATCTGACTGGCGTATAGGCTTAGGTGCTTTATTATTAGCAGTATCAGTTTTTATATCAGCAATGGAAAATGATGATGAATAGTTTGACTAATGAGCAGTTAGATAATATCTCAATTGATATTGATACATTTATTGCTGATATAATTGATAAACATGAACTTGATAATGCACTCAATGTTATTGCTCTTGTCACAGCAAGACTGATTATGTTTGCTGAAGCTGCAGGTTGCGAAAAAGAAACATCAATAATTTTATCTAAAGCAATTGAAACTATTCAAAACCTACCTGAAATCAGAAAACAAAAACCTCATCTTCATGTGGTGCATTAATGAATAATGCTTTTATGCGTAAAATAGTATCAGACGAGTTAAGGGAAACTTTAATCTTTGGTGGTATTGTTGATGATTATCATTGTAAAACTAAAGAAGTTGATAGCAAAGGTAAAACTAGGTATCGATTTGAAACAATGATTGGTGAAATTTTGGTCTATGGCCCAAAAGCAATATATATTATGGGTAATAAGTTTGATTCTCTGGCAAAAGCAAAACAAGAAGTTTGCCGTCATGTAAGTTGGAAAAAGTTATTCTATGAAAGTTAAAAAATTAGTTAGAAAAATGTATCGTGCTTGTATAAGACATAACACCAAAAAAGAAAAGAAACTTTGGTTTAAAATCTTGCGTAAGAGTTTACAACATAAACATACAGAAGTAGTAAAATAATGATTTCAATATATCGATATATACAAGCGAAGAAACATTTGGCTCTTCAAGAAGAAACAATCAGATTATATAACAAAGACTTCACAGCCGGTACCATGAATGATATGCTTGAAGCACAAAAAGATATGATTAAGTATGAAGTAGCATATTATGAAGAAAAATTGCTTGCTAGTTTATTCAAAACTATTGTTATTTTTATGGTGTGTGTTTTATTATTTTTTTATTATTGGAGGTTTTAATTGGTTACAGAAGTTAAAAAATGGCTTATAAGAAACAGCTCATTTATTTTTATAATTTCAATCATAATTTTAGCTAATGTATTGTGGTATGCTTTTCCTAGACCACCATACGATGGCAAAATAGAAGGTGCTATACAAAATCATTTAGTATGGTCAGTAAGTAATGAATGTTATTTTGTCAAGCCTCTAAATACAACAGATGTTTTATTGGTCAGATTACCTGATTGTGATAAAGCAGAAACAAAAGGAAGATAATGAACGCAAATTATAAAATGTCAAAATTGACAAAAAGATTTCTATCAACATCCTTCAAGGGTGAAAGAAAAGATGTTTTGAAAAAATTGATGATTAACGCCGAAATGGCAGCTTCAAAAATGAAATTCGTTAAACTTAAAGATATTATTAAACCTGAAGGAGAATAAAATGGCATTATTTGTAGAAGTAGAATCAGTAGAAAAAAATTGTAAAGTTATTTTGAATTTAGATGAGGTGATTGAAATCGCTCCACTTCGTGATGGTGGTTGTGCCATTTTCTTTTCTGATTCAGCTGCTGTAGGTGGTAAAACATCTATTAAAGTAAAAGATTCTTACGACCAATTTAAACAATTCGCTATGCAAACAGTATCAACTGATGATATTGCTAAAAGAATTAAGAGTTTAAAGGCACAAACAGGCACACCAGAATAAACTAAATAATAAGGTAAATTAACCCACCTTATAGGATTATTCATGCTTATTCTTGTTCTTGATCCACCAGCACTAACATTAGACTGGTGTCTCCGCTGTGTGGCTGCAGGTCATACAGTTAAACTCTACACTAAAGGCTCAAGGTCTTCTCATATTGGCGAAGGCCTTGTAGATAAGATTACTAATTGGCGCAAATATATGGATGTAGCCGATTTGATATTTTCATCAGACAATCTTGAAATGATGGATGAAATTGATGAGTATATCAAAAAAGGTTATCCAATATTTGGACCAGGAAAAAGAGCAGCAAAATTAGAATTAGACCGTATGTATGGTCAAAAAGTTATTGAAGACTTTGGTGGTAGAGTTATACCATCTCACCCATTTTCTAATTATGATGCAGCCATTCAATTCGTAAAAGAACATGGTGGTCGTTGGGTTTCTAAACCAATAGGTGAAGAAGAAGACAAGACATTATCATATGTTGCCAAAGATGAGGCAGATATGATTGGTTTCTTAACTAAACATAAAGAAAAGGGTGGCGGCACAGGTAAGTTTATTCTACAAGAATTTAGACCTGGTATCGAACTATGTGTAACTGGTATATTTGGTCCAGCTGGTTGGATGCCATTCTTTGCAGAAGGTTTTGAACATAAGAAACACATGAACAAAGACCTTGGTGTGAACACAGGAGAGATGGGAACAGTTATCCGTTACACCAAACAGTCTAAACTAGCAGATATGCTACTCAAACCAATGGAAGACACCTTACACAAGATTGGTTATGTTGGTATGCTAGATATGAATTGTATCATTGATGAGAAAGATGGTACACCATGGCCAATGGAATGGACCGCAAGACCTGGATATCCAATGTGGAATATTCAACAACCTTTACATAAAGGTGACCCAGCAGAATGGATTTTAGATTGTGTTAATGGTAAAAATACATTAGAAGTAGATTTTAAAACTTGTGTTGGTGTTGTGATGGCTAATTCAGATTTTCCACACAACAAAAACGAAGAAGAATCTTATCTCGACTTTCCTATTCTAACAGAGAAGACAGAAGGCGATGATTATAAATTTATTCATCCTTGTGAAGTTAAACTATCAAAGACCGTTAAAATGGTTGATGGTGTGTTAGATGAAGAAGCTTATGAATGGGGAACAGCAGGTAGTTATATTGTTGTTTGCACAGGAGTAGGCGATACAGTATCAGAAGCAAAAGATAAAGCTTATGATATTGTAGATAAAGTTAAGTTTGGTAACGATGAACATCACAGAACTGATATTGGTGAAAAATGTGATGACGCATTGAAGAAATTACACAAACTTGGTTATTGTAAAGATTGGAAATATTAATTATTTAAGGAGAAAATTATGCCAGATGATATTCAACAAGCAACACCTGAAGTGACACCAGCACCAGCTGCACCAGCAGCACCAGCAGCAGAAACACCAGCATTTCATGCAGGTTTATCTAATGTTTCAAATGATGTTGTTGGTTATATTAACAATGAATTAGCAAGACATAAAGAATTGCTTACTATTGTTAATAGTCTCAAAAAGAATGTTAATACATTACAAAGTGAATTAAACATAGCAGGAGATAAATTACTTGCTGAAGAAAGAACACTTTGGGAAAAGATTAAACATATTTTTGCTAGAAAATAAACTTGACATAACAGCAGTATTGTGTTATCCTTTACATTATGAATATATTTTACCTAGATAAAGACGAAACCGTTTGTGCGCAAATGCACAACGATAAACATTGTATCAAGATGATACTTGAGTATTGTCAATTGTTATCGACTGCTCATCGCATTCTTGATGGCAAACCAATCATAGCAAAATCAAAAACTAATCGTAATGTCAAGCGTTGGATTCTATCTGATGACCGTGAAACTATTTTGTATTCAGCAACACACATCAACCATCCATCCGCTATCTGGTGTCGTCATAGTAATTCAAACTATATCTGGTTAAGTAAACTACTCAAAGAACTATGTAAAGAATATACCTATCGTTATGGTAAAGTCCATAAGTGTGAACAGATAGGACTAGTTGATAAGTTATTTTGGAATACACCAAAGAATATACCTAATGCTAACTTTACCGAACCAACACCAGCTATGCCTGATGCGGTGAAGATAGCAGGAAATTCTTTGGCGTCCTACAGAAATTACTATATAAACAATAAAACACATCTTGCTTCATG